CTTTCCTTATCAACGGTTTGTTTTGCTAAATGAATTCCACCTTTTGTTACTGAAGATTGTGTAAAAGGTAATATTAAAATTCGATACCCCGTAGGACGTGGTAACGAACTTGCATGAGAGTCTAAGTTTTCAGGAGTAATTATTGGTTCTTCTGCTACTGAAACAGAAGCATTATTACTACCGAAATTATCGACCCTATCTGGAACAGTTTTGACATCAGTCATTATGCATCCTCCATATTAGAATGTAAGGTTTGAATTTCCTGTTCAGCGAAACTCAAGCCTGCTATTTCACCGACTATCCTTTGGTATTGCTCAAAATCTTCAATACTTCCAGAAGCCAACGTTTGCGTGAGAGCTTCTTTTCTCTCACGATACTTACGAAGCAAATGCTCCGTTGCTTTGAAAAAGTCCATTAATTACTTAACTGAACGATACCAAAGAAGTCCTTTTGTTTGTCCATAAGCAGCTTTTACTTTTGCCTTTTCTGGTTTATCTAGGCAATATCCTGCTTCAATAGATTTTGTTTTTGTAGTGTCTTTCACACTAGGAAAACTAGGATCAGCCTTTGCTTTCTTAGGTGAAGGAGACGGATATTTTTTTAACTTATCGTAATACTCACGCATTATCTTTTTCTCCTATTCTGTAATCTTTTCTTTTTATAACCTGAAGCATATATGGCTTTAGCCTGTTTTGCTGCTCCACTTTTCTTCTTATAAACCTTCCCTGATTTTCCCCACTTATAACCGCCCTTTACTTTCCTAATAGGCATTAATCTTTTTCTCGTGTTTCTTTAACAACTTTAACTAATTCCGTGTAATTCTTTTCTGCATCAGTTTTTGATTTTTGTTCTAATTCTTGTAACTCTATAGCTGCCTTCGTATCTTCTTTTCTTGCATCAGCTTCTATTTTTTCACGTTTAACTTGTGCGTCTAATTCTGCTTTAGCCATTGCAACTTCTTTATCTCTCACATCATCTTGTTCTTTTTGACTCAACTGTTCTTTTTCAAGTTGTAATTGAGCTTCAAACATCTCACGTTGTGGATCAGGAGTAGCCATTGCATTTGCTAATGCTTGTTCTTGTCCGGTTATTGTTGCTGTTGCCTGTGCTGCCGCAATTGCTATCTGACTTTCTACTTCAGGCGGTATTGGTTGTCCCGGAGGTGGTAACTGTATTCCTTGTTGTGATAAAATAGTTTCAATTTCAACCCGATATTTCAAAGCATTATGTTGTTGTATATGAGCTTGTAAGGCGGCAACCGCTTCTGGATTTTGCGCTGTTTTCGGATTTTGTAAGAATGATGTATGAGTAGCTACATGAGCATCATGATTTTGTTGTGGAAAGGCTTGTAAAGGAGTTTGCATTAACGAATCCATGTTTTCCAAAACAGGGTCTTTAGGCACTGCTTCCTCTTCCGGTGGCAATACCGAATCTATATCCTTTATATTTAAAGCTATGTACATTTTACGGTAGGCTTCCCTTAAATCGTGTAATTCAGGAGCTGCTTGCGCCATTTGTAACTGAGTCTGCGCTAAAGTAATTCTTTGCGTCATACTGAAGATATTAGGGTCACTAACTGGAATTACATCTACACTACTATCAAAATCTTCCTTAAATACGTTTTCAGACGCTCCTTGTACCTGATATGGGTATTCAGGCGGTAAAAACTCGCCAAAAACCCTTTTTAGGATTTTAAACTCAGTTTTTTGTGCATAATGTAGCCGTTTATGGATAGCAGACATAATTCTTTGTCCTTTTTCCATTAATGCCACCGTAGTACCAACAGGAGCTTCAGAATTACCATCTCCCGTTGGATCCTCTACTGTTGCCGCAAAACGCTTACCAGAATCAACTAAAGCCCCTAATAAAGTGGTCAAAGTTGCACTTGGCTCCTTATAAGGCAAAGGTAGAAATGCATCCTGTAATCTTCCTCCGGGAGCATCAACATCACGCCATTCTCCGGGCTGTATGGGATCACTATTACGTTGAATGTTCAATCCACGAGATTTAAATCCTGCAGGAAGGTTAGAAAGGGTTCCTGCATCAATTAATTGACGTAAAAGTGCCGTAACTGACTTAGTTAAGCCTCCCATCATGTGAATTAAGCCAAAACCATAGAATCCTAGCCCCGGAAGGAACTTATAATGCACGAAATACTCAATTTTCTTCCGCATAGGGTCATTTTCGTCATAATTTGGGCGTATTGCCAAAATTTCATTGTTATCCTTGCAAATAGTGACGATATACGGTAATCCTAGTCCTGTTTCTTCACCATTTTCATCAGTATCTTGATAACCTTCTAGGTCTAAATCAACATGTATCTCCAATAACGTGAATTCTTCGTCATTTATGGTTCTAGTTAAGCCTTGAAGTTCGTCAATTTTGTCATCAACATCAGTTTTATCAACACTTGTTCCGGGAGAACTCATTTCTACGTCTTTATAGAAACCAGAAAGCTGTAATTTCCGCAATTCATTCTCATTCATGTGAATAACGTGCGTAATTCGCGGTGCTGTCAATAAATCAACCGTATAATATGGCACTACTAGGTGTTCTGACTTCACAAAACGTGCAACAGCTCGCCCTACGGCGGGATCATAGTAAATTTTCTTAAAAGTGGAGCCTGATAACGGTAAATAAAACAAAAGTTGGTCCATTTCTGGATCATATTCTTCCATTTTATAGGTAATTTGGTAATTCATGAAGTTTTTGACGCGATTTGCCTTTTCTAACTTGGCATCGTCAGTTATTCCCAAAACTTCGGTATCTACTGGACCTCCTGCGGGCAATAATTCCTTGTAGGCTTGCGCTTGAAACTGAGTTACGGCTTCCGCAAGTATCGGATGATGCACTCCTGATGCTCCTACAAAAGGTTGAGTCCTAGATTCAGAGTTAATACCTAATAAATCCAAACCTTCAATATAAGTCTGAAACCAATCATCCCTAGATTCCAGATCCTCTTCATAAGAAGACACCAATTCTGAAGCTATGGTATTTAATTCGCGGTCATCTATGGCTTCTGCCAGATTCTCCCCAAATTTTGTTGAAGTTTGTTCGGTTAATTCACTACCCCGGATAATAGACCCATCAGGTTGCAGAAAAAGTTCAGTTTCTTCTTCAGCTTCTGGCATTATTTCTAATTCAATTTCTTCCTGAGCATTAGGAACTAATGATAAAGGTTGTTTTTCAATTGCCATAGCTGAACATCATAGTATTAATTTCATTAATAATAAACCCTTTGAGGAGTATAGTGTATTTCTTCTTCAAAATAATCACTAGTTAATTGTAAAAATCCTCCTTCCCTGAATCTTGCCAATGCTAAAGTTGTTGCGTCCACCAAGTCGTCATTTTCTCCATTGGGAAAATCCGTAACTTCTTCCATCAGCTCCTCTCCCCAACGATTTTCTGGTATCCAGACCCTTCCATCTTGAAAAATAGGCGAAACAGAATTTAATCTTGCTATTTTATCCTGCCCTTTTCCGGGAGAAAATGTATTTACAGGAATACCAACTCTGCGTAATTCCTGCACCAACGGAATCCCTGACGCTTTGGCTTCGATAATGACCGTATCGGGTTTCCAATACTCAAATAAGCGCAACGCTTCATTTTTAAGTTCCGGAAAATCAAACCTTTCCTTGATACAATCAATCAAAATTAGGTGTGCATCGTTGCCCGTGTACATTTCCTCGCCGATTTTTCCTTCAGGATAAAAAACCCCCCACGTGGTTATTGCAGTATAGTCCGCTCGTTCACTTTTCAAAAAAGCTGTATCATAACTTTGAATGATGTAGTCACATTTTGGAGGTTTTTCTTTCTCCCAAATTTGGAACCATTCTTTAGGAATAATGGAAATTCCTTCCCCTGTGGGTCTTTGCATGTACTGAGAAGCCCACTTGGAAGGGCTGACAGACGCTTTTATGCTGTCCAGTTCCGTTAGTTTCCAAAAATTGCCCCAAAGTGGGCTACCTGACGGCAAAACTGCAGGAAATTCGATCAATTCCCACTGATCTGCCTCTTTTTCCTGTGCCATTCGCTTGATCAAGCGCCCTGTGAGGTCTTTTTTAGACCAACGGGTCATCACAATGACGATTGCACCTCCAGGCTGCAACCTCTGCCGTGGACCTGTCATGTACCATTCGTAAGCATCGTCCATGGCTTTGTCGG